ATCAACTGACGCTTCAAACATTTCCTTCATAACCTTAAGCTCAATCTCTGTTGGCTTCTTAGGTAGGAAGTCGTTTAAATTAAACAAACCATGTGTCTTAATAGCGGCTTGTTCTTCATCATTTAATGGACGCTCACGACGACCCCATGATGAAGTTGAGTAATCAGCGTAACCGCCTTTTGAACCTTTCTTCATACGATAGTCAATACCGTGTACGTAATCTGTTGGCAAGTCTTCCAATTCTGGATCAACCAATGCCGCGCGGATTGATGTAAAGATCTGAGGACCGATAATAAATCTACGGATTGGGTTTGCTGGTGTTTCTTTTTCTTTTAGTCCGTCTTCAACAACAAAACCTTGGAAAATGTAACTACGTTTCTTCCAATACTTACGACCCATATCTTCTAGCGCAGGGTCTTTAAACCACGCACGAACTTCTGAAAGAATAGGACAAGTATCGCCATACATTTCTACGCATGGTACTTGAACAATAGTTGGTTTGCTTTCTGATTCACCTTTGATTCCGGCGAATGGCAATTTAATCATTGCACGTTCAACCCAGAAAAATGTGTTATCAGCGTTACCATCTGGTAAGAATCTAAGTGTAGATTCATCGCCTTCTTTTAAATTCCAGAACGCATAAATGGAATTGTCTCCACCGGTTCTGTTATTGTCTGATCCTTTATTTTCGGATGCCTTAAGTTTTGCTCTAATTTCTGCCAAAGTTGCCATAATAGTTCTCCTTTATATATGCCTTTGTTTACTGCTCTTTATTTGCCTAATATTGCTTTAAGATCTACTTAAAGCAAAAAGCGCATACAAGTAATTGTACACGCTTTTATTTAGTATAGCAAGAAGAATCTTGCCTTAAATGTGGTATTTTTACGCCAATTATCTTAGCCCAGCAATAGTTAACATTTTTTCTAAAAGTGCTCTGTCCGAACGACTCATAGTTTCTTGTAATGGTTTGCCAGTTCTTGGATCGTGTGTTGCGCCATAATCTCTTTGCCATGCGGCTGCTTCGCTCTGTTTTCTTGTTGGACGAGGACCTGGATTAACTGCTGGTGTAGTTGTTGCCGCTGGTCGTGCGCCTTGATTAACTCCGTCAGCCGCATCGGCCGCTGGAGCAGTTGCAGTTGGCTTTGCTCCTTGCCAGCGTGGATCATCAGGAGTCAATCCTGCATTTGGATTGCGAGCAGTTGCGGCTGCTCCTGGTGTTGTTGATCCATCATTTGCTGATAACAGATCAGCGGCAACTGCTTTTTCTGCGGCAGTTTGTGTAGTTGTGGCCGGTGGTGTTCCTGTTGTGGCCGGTGGTGTTCCTGTTGTGGCTGGTGGTGTTCCTGTTGTAGCCGGTGGTTTTCCTGATTGCCCTGATGTTCCTGCCGGTGCCTCTTGTCCTGCAATCTTTTTCATTAATGCTAAATCTCCGGCGCCAAGGAATGGGTTAGCTGCATGATCGGCAAGATTTGCTTTTGCGTTTGCAATTTCTTTAGGTGTATATATAGCATTCTTACCTATGCCGCTGGCCGGCCCATCTGTTGGAAGAGGTTCACCGGTAGGCTGTAATTGTGTTGCGTTTGCACGCGCACTGTTAGCATCGACTGTACCTTGGGCTAATCCCCGTTGAACAGCCTGTACTGCCGGAGTGTCTGAAGCTTTAGGAGTAGTATCTTTAAGCGCGGTAAACGGGGTTTTACCAGGTGCTGCCAAGTTTGTATTAGTTGGTTCTGGGAGGGGCTTACCCGCTGGTCGTGCGCCTTGATTAACTCCGTCAGCCGCATCGGCCGCCGCGTTTGGTCCAGGTGCCATCTTATCGTGTGCAGCTCTAGTAATAGGACCGTATGCGCCATCTGGTGTAACTTTTAGTTTGTTCTGTAGAGCAATAACTGCTTGCTTAGTAGCTGGACCAAATTTTCCGTCGTCTGTAATGCCCAATCTCTTCTGTAGTGCTTTAACTTCTGGACCTTGACTACCTACCCCAAGAATACCAGGTTTCCCGCCTCCAGCTGCCGGTGCTGTCGGATTTCCTGCTTGTCCTGCTGCCGCCGGTGCTTGTTTTTTTAGTGTGTTATACTGATTAATTAACGCTGATAATTCTGGATTTGCTTCCGCACCTTGTTGACCTAATTCAGTAGCCAACCCGTCTAATTCTTTTTGTTCTTCGGGAGTTAGTGCTTCGTTTAATTTACTTTCTAACAATCTCATTTTATTCATTAAACGACTCATTGTTTCGTTTATGCTTTCGCCTGTAAAACTACCTAAACTTTTAGCATGATCAATTTCAGCTTGTGTACGTTTTTCTCCAGATGCCGGTGCTGGAGCAGTTGCTGGTGCTGCAGCTGGAGTAGTTGCCGCAGGTGTAGTTGCTGGAGCAGTTGCCGCAGGTGCGCCTGCTTTAGCAATTAGTTCTTTGAATCTTGCAATCTTTGTAGCCTCAGGTCCCGGTGCTGCAGGAGCCGCTGCTGCAGGAGCCGCTGCTGCAGGAGCCGCTGCCGCAGGTGCTGCCGCTGGTGCTGCCGCTGGTGCTGCCGCTGGTTTACCTTTATTTGGAGCACGGGCTAAAATATACTTATCGGTAGGATCAGCCCCGCCTAACCACTTTTGATCTTCTGGGCTCATGGCCTTCCACGCGGCATCTTTAGCAGGATCGTTTGGCCATGGACTGACTGGTGCTGCCGCAGGTGCTGCCGCTGCCGGTGCTGCCGCAGGTGCTGCCGCTGCCGGTGCTGCCGCTGGAGCAGGTTGCCCGGTTAATCTATTAACATTTGGGTCTTGCCCCGGAACTACTCGTTCTGATAATTGATTCTGCTCATTTACTAAATTAATATATTTTCTTAATAATCCGTTCAATTGTGACATAATGCGTTATCCTTTTTTTTGTTTATTAATTTTTTGGCATCAATGACAAGATATGTTTCATCATATCTTGTGGATTAAACTGGCCACTACCGCCCGGTAGTTGTACAGGTTTGTTAGGTACTTGTCCAATGGCTCCGCCAAGTACCCCACTAATCCCTTTTTGTAATTGTTGACCGATTTGATCTGGGTTATCTAATCCAAATTCTTGATCGCCAACTTTTAGTTTAGCATTTTTAAATTGGCTGATTAGCTTTTCTAAATCTTGAAACTGCTTCATATCCATTGGATTAGAATTAGTCGGAGTTGTAGAAGAAGCCATAGGATTAAACATTGAAGGATGATCACCTTCTTCATCCACTGTACGATCATTGTGTGATACACCAGCTAGTCGTAAAATAGCGTGTTGCTCGTGATGGGCGTTGCCCGCACCCGGATCTTTCATATCAATAAACTTTAATACTTTTCCTAGTTCGTCTTCAGCTACATCACCAAATGCGCCATCTTCGGCTGCTTTCTTTAATTTAATTTTAATACGCATTGCGCCTAAAGGAAATGCTCCAGATTCTTTATCATAGAATCCGCTAATAAATTTGATCATTTCTTCAGTACCATTTACTTCTGGCTCTAATCCAAACTCTCTTGGATCCATGCCACATTCTTCGATTGCATCATGTAATTTGATTTCTCTTGAACCTAAATCCATAGTGTGGTCGCCGGTTGCGCCTTTGCTAATTGCTCGATGGATTAATGCTTTCAAACGGTCTTTTTCGCCACCTGGTTTCATTGGCTTTTTAAATGTATTTTTTGGAGTATCGTGCGGAGTATGCTTGTGCCATGGCGCATCATCGTCTTCACCTTCAGCAATTGGTGCTGGGGGTACTTCTGGAGGGATTTCTTCCGGAGGTAATGGTTCTGCTGGAGCACCTGCTGGTGGAATTGCTTCTGGTGCTGGAGGAGCGGCTGGAGGAGCTTCTGGGGCCGCCGCTGGTGCTGCAGCTGCCGGTGGAGTTGCTGGAACATCGGTTCCGCCCACTTCGCCACTATCACCGCCAAAGTTAATTAATCCGTTTTGTAAAATTTCAGCAAGTTCTTCGTTGTCTTGTGCTAATTCTGTTAAGATAACTTCAATAGCAGTTGTCACATCTTTATCAGTACTGTCTTTTGTGATTTGTTTTAGTTCTTCAATCTTAGCAATAAACGCAGGTAATGGAATTAACTTAGTTAACTCTTCTAGATTAATGCCAGCAACACCGGCAGTTAATTTGTCAGCGGAAAATATTTGATTTACTTTTTTTAAGTTAGATTGTTTAACATCTGGATTATGATCAAAAATTCCTTGCCCGTATTCGTCATTGTCGTCTTCAGTTACAATCGAATCCATAAAAGATTCGAATGCTAGTTCTGGATCTAGACTTTCGTCTTTTTTCAACCTGTTATCATTTTCAGCCGACTTTAGTAAAGCGGCACGGTCAGCATAGCTACCACGCTTGACATCTTTGGCAGCGTCTTTCTCGCCTTTAGTAGGATCTTTAACGTGCTTTAACGGATTAAACTTAGGAGCCTCATCTAAAATATCGTCAACATTGACTTCTAATACTGGCAGTTCTGATTCGTCAACAAATTTATAAATGTACGGGAACACTGCTTTTAAATCTTCGTTGAATGTGCGAATTGTTAAACGATTAATTAAATCATTACTAACTTCTTCTGGAATCATTAACTCTTCTTGTTCTTCAAATGATTCTACAAATGACTCGTAGTATGCTGGGCGTTGTAATTTGTGTATAGTTTCTTTAATTTGGTCAATACGCTCTAGTACACGATCAGTAACATTGCCCATTGCTTCGCTAACTTGTGCTTGACGACCAACATAACCTTTAAATTTACGTAGACTTGCTAATTCTTCACTTAAACTGCTAATGTGTTTACCAATAGCATCATAAGGGGTGCCGCCGTGTTTGATATGCTCTGCTAGCGCACGAGCACCGTTTAAATGTTTGTAAGGATAACGGAATCGTTCGCCTTGCGCATTTTCAATGTAAATGCTGTCAATGTGCATTGTGCGGCCAGCAGCCAAATCTAAATTAACTGGTTGACTATGTTTAACAACTAGCCTTGCTTCACCTAGGTCTTGATAACTCATGCGAGCATTACCATACATCTTATTTTCCATTATAGGAGCTTGTGGCATAACTGGTTCTTCCTTGGGCTTTGATTGATAATGGTAATCACGCTTGTCTAAGCTGTCCTTACCTATGTTTTGTTCATCATATTTTAATAGACGTTTCTTAGCAAATATTCTAAGACCTTTTAAAAATTTGGCGCAACGTGGGTGTTTTTTGTCAACTAAATCACCGGCAAGTTGTACTACAATACCGTCATCTTCATCAAGGGAAATTGTAATAGTGCCTAATGATTCACCGTCTTCTTTGTATTCGAATTCAAAGAATCGACCCTGATTCATTTCTGTTTTTCTGGTAATGACGTCCCCGGATTTGTTCCCAACTTGTATGTTAGGAAAGCGGGTTTGTATTTTACCGTAGAGGTCAAGCGCAATTTTGTCTAAATTAGATTCCATAGTATATTTATCAGATGTTTGAGGAAACAAATATAGGCAAGGGTGCTTGCCAATCTTCGTCTAATGAGGATTCTATTGCTAGTTTCTCAAATACCGCAGGATCCCAATCTGCTAGTACTACAGTCATACGTACGATTAGCAATAATGCTGATACTAAGTCGTCATGTTGTCCTGTTTTTGCTTTAAATGTTACACCTGCTGCAATAAACGTTTTTAGTTCACTTAACAAGGCTTTACTGTTAATCTTCATTTGATCTTGTTCAATAAAGTATTTTAATCGACTACACGCTGATATTTTACTGCCGTGTGTAGTGTTAAATCCTTTACGGAATTTACGTACATGCCCTTTTTTAACTGGCTCGCTAAGGAATAATCCCGGAAAAGTGTCTTCGCCTAAATTAGCAATTACCACTAGTGCGGCTTCACCTAAGGTATTATTTTCAACACTCCAGTAAATGCTGTTAGAATAATCTTGGCTTATTTCGTCTTGAATATATCTAATTACATCTCTAAAGATTTTAACTTGATCCTGTATAATAGTTAAATTATGTTGCCATTCAGCACATTGTACCATACTAGGCAATTCAAATACTTGTATACCTGCGTAGTCGCCACCTGTGCCTAAACTAGGATCTAATCCTACCAAGTAAGTATTGCCCGGTGTTGGCTTTTTATACCAACGCACTTGACCCATCTTAAATTGTGGCTCTTTGCCCATCATTTCTGCTAGTTTAATACTGTTGATAAGTGTTTCGTCAAATACTAAAAACTCGCATCCATACTCTCGACGGAATCGTTCTTCGCCAATCCGGCCCATCTCAACAGACTTCCATTTTTCATCACGGTCTGGGTGTTCATGCCATTCTGCTCGAAATCCGTGGAACCCGTTACGTCCTAAATTATCTGCTCGTTCACTGCCAAACTCGTCAAATAGGTCTTGTGACTCTTTCCAAATATTGGCGAACGTATCTTCGTCTGAGTTTGGCGTACTTGTTATAATTGCACGTCCACCAGTTGCTAGTGTCGGGGATATTGAAGTCCAAAACTCAGTGGCGATATTTGGTTGAACGAATGCAAACTCATCGCAATACAGTAGGGAAATTGACATACCACGACCAGTGTTGCCAGTTGTAGTAGCCGATACAATTCTTGATCCATTATCAAACTCCATTGACCCTTTGTTATAGTTTACAACACCGCTACGAATATAATCAGGGCATAATTCATATCCGTATCTAATACGCTGCATAATTTCCTGCGAGCCTGTATATTTGTGTGCGGCAACTAGAATAGTTTGATCCGGGTGAAACATAGCAAACCAAAGCAGATATGCTGACGCACACGTAGTCTTACCACTTTGCCGCGGCAGCATGTTTACATTAAAGCGATAATCGTGATAACTGTGTAGCAATCCTTCTTGATATTCAAAAGGTTGGAATAACATCTTGCCTTTAACAGGATGTTGTATATAAAAGAAATGTTTAGCAAAATATAAGTAACCATTTTCAGGGTCAGCGCACGCCAGCAGATGTTTAATCTGCTCTTCCGAGAATCGTTCAGTAGTGTGCGCTTTTTTGGTTAGTACGCCATCGAGTGATTTTGCCATATGTTTATTTACACAAAAAAAAGGGGCTATTACGCCCCTTTTGATTACTGCTGACAAATACTTATCTGTTGAGCATTTTACTTAAGGCAACTATATCTGTTGATTCCTTGATTGGAAATGATTTTTCATCTTGTTGTTTTGATCCGCCTAATCTATTGTTATTAGCTGGATTTTGCTGATCGTATCGATTGGCTTGATAGCTTACTGGTTGTGCTGGCTGTCCTGTAACTGCTCCCTTAATAGAATTCTTTGCTTTTTCTAACCACTGTGCTACTGATAAATTGTTATTATCTCTGTTGTAACGTTGTACAAAATTGTACATATCATTATGTTGATGGCCCTTTAACACATTTGACCAGCTGTTGTGTTCTTTATAATCTGTTGGTTTTGGATATTGCTGTTGAAATGCGCTCGTTTCGATATAATCGGTAGGTTTCATTTGTGCAATAATTGCCTTTACTTCTGGGCTTTGAGAAATGTTAGCACCAAACCCACGGTTAAACTCAGCACTAGCTGGTTGGTATAACTTAACATCAAACTCATTTAGGCTTTCACCTTTAATACTCTCGTAATGTCTAGTTAGTTGTTTAACTAGGCCTTCTTGAACCTGTGGGTTGCCCATAGGTAATCCAGCTTGGCGTGGGCGATGATCACCTTGATTACTGTGCATATCACTGCCTCTTGGAAATATTGAATTAATATTTAATGTAGTTTCATCTGGATTAGTAGTAGATGTGCCAAAGCCGCCATCATTAATACTTTCTTCTTCATATGACTCTTCAGGTTCTCCGATCAATATGTCGTGAGTATCATCGTCATCGTGCGGTACATCATGCTCTGATCCGTCTTGAATGTCTTTAAGAACATTTAATAAATCACGAATACCACCTGCGCCGCTGCCGTTCATGCTGACATTCATTGTAACTGAATCGGTTTGTTTTGGGGCTGGCATACGTCCCATTGGCATCATATCCATTCCACATTCTTCAACAGAAGTTTCAACTGGTGGTTCTGAAGCAACTGTGCCGTCCGCCGGTACCATATCTTCCTCATCGAGTCGTTTCATTGTTGCTAATAAATCTTGAAAGTTCATATTATTTTCCTTTTCTTGGATCTGGATTTGAAACCTTACCAAGCGGACTCTTAGCAGATGCTACTTTTTCTGCTTTAACAGGTTTTTCACTCGGGGCTTTCTTTGCTAAAATCTTTTCGTTAACACCTTTATATTGTGTTAATTTCTTTGTATGTGTGCCAAGTTCTTTAAGTAAGCTCATTACTTGTTTGTCACCAACTAATTTTTGACCATCTACATCTTCAAGAGGTTTTTCTAATAGTGACTCTCCTGTTGGCGTATCGTTAGCGTGATTTAATTCTTCTTCTTCTTGTTCTAGTAAGTTGCGTACTTTAATTTTAGCAAGGGCAACACTACAGTGATCTGCTACTAAGTCGCGAATTTGTAGGCTTGTTGCTGGATATGCTGTAGTAACATCATATACTGTAACACCAATATTCTTTTGATCTGGGAAATCAACTTGAGTTTCTTGAATAGGTGTGCTTTTCCCCTCTGAGCATGATTCTACTTTGAATTGTGCTAGAGCTTGTTTAATTTTTGTAACGCTGTCTTTTGGACAGTCGCCGGCAATTTTTACTTTAAATTCGTAAACTTGTTTGCCTTCCATAACGTATTGTTTAAATGATTTCATTGTGTAATCCCAGTATTGTATTTATTTCATATTCTTTAATCTTTCGATCAAACTGTTGCGATCTGCTACAATAAAGCCATCACCTTGAATATTAACACTGTTGTCTTCTTGATTAGCATCTTGATCAAGTTTAGCTTTCTTTAGCTGTAGTTCGATCATTTTAAGTTTTTTGTCTATTTTTGCGGCTTTGGCGTCAATGGCATTTTTAAGCATTCCGCCAGCAACTTCAAATATACGTCCGCTATAACGTGCTTCTACGTTCATACCTAGATCCATTAAGTCGTCATACGCATCAGTAGCACGTTGTGCAAGTGCGTCAAACTCTGAATCTGCGGCATCGCCTAACCCTTTAACTTGGGGCAAACTAGCTGAAATTTTGTCAAACTCTTCCATGCTACGAAGGAACGTGTCTGGTTTTTCGTTCACAGCTTTTTGTTTCTTTTTTTCTTCTGCTTTGATAAGTTCCTTACTAGCAGGCAAATTTAACAGTTCTTCAAGTTTTTTTGTCATACTTTACTTATGCTCCGCCTTGATGAAATAAATCATTTTCATTGACAATACGAAACTTTATCCCTTGTTGTTTACACCACATTGTTGCCGCGGCCCACTTGGCTTGATTCTTAACAAACTGTGCTTGGTTATATTTGTTTTTACCCACACGCTCAATTAGTGTTTGGCTTGCAGGTTTAATTTCAATAAGTTCAACAATCATGCGATTTTTCTTATCTACGTATTGTATAAAAAAATCAGGTACATATACTGTTTGACGACCGGTTAACGGATCTCTGTAGGGAATTTGTATAGCTTCACTTGCCCATTTTTGAACACTGTTGTTAGTATCGCAAAATCGCATAAAACTCCATTCCCAACTACTACGGTATACAGGAGTTTTAAGACCAACATATTTGCCGGGGTTTTCCATAGTAAACTTACCACGTGCAAATTTGCTAGCCATATTAAACTAAAATGTTGCGCGATTCGTAATTATCAGCAATAGGCGCAGTGCGGTATCCTAACAGACTAATCTTTTCTCTGTATGCGTTTAAAACTTGGGCAACAACTTGGCTTAATTGAATTTCAGTTAATTTCTTTAATGTATCGACTAATTCAAATACATTAATATTATCTGCCCTTGCTTGATTTAAAAGGACAATACTAGTATTTCTGGCGCTATCAGGATCAAATCCGTGTTTTAAAAAGAATCCTACTACTGCGTCAATCTGATTGCTTGGAAAACTTATTTGATTAATAAAAAATTTATCAAAGAATTGACGTACTTCAACTCCGCTGTCACTGGCTTGTAGTGATGGTAAATTTGTAGCCATGTTATATACCTAGAATAGATTTAGTTGCGGTTATTGTATTGCTAACAGCATTTGCTACTGGAAATGCTATTCCTTGAATTCCGCTGACACCTTGTTGAACAGTGTTTACAATACTGCTTAATTTTCCGCCTTGGGTTGCTGCCGGAATATTTTGTGAATTTTGATAACCGTTAACTGTAGTAGTTAAATTATTAACAAATGATTGTGCGTTACCTTGGACATTGACATTAGATACAAAACTCGGACTTGCAGTACCTTGAGTTCCTCCGCTCAATGTGCTTGGAGATTGGTCGTAATGTTCTGACCCAAATCCAGGCGGGTCATCTGTTGTGACCATGCCATTTCCATAAGAAACTGCTTCAAACATAATAGTAGCACTGTTATCGTGTGAAGCTTGATTTGTATAATCTAATGCCCCGTGATTCCAACTAGCTATAATAGGCGAGTGTAATGTGTAACTTACATACTCATGTCGGGCCATTTGATAAATTGTTATTGAATTAAAAAACGGTAATATACTGCCGTTGTCAAAACCGTATGGTGTTTTAACATAATCAAATCCCTTAGTAGCTGTTCTGTTGTACGCTCCTGCTGATTGAGCAGACACACTATCGGCAAAATAATATGCATAATAGTTTTGCCACAGCTGATTAATTAATCCCATGTTATCATCATGAAATTTAATATTTGCTGCAGTATATTTGTGACCAGTTACTACGTTCTTTTTTCTATTATACTGATTAAGTATTTCTGTATTAATAGTAAAGTTTGGAAGATCTACACTTTTAACTAGCATGTTGATTTCGTTTCTGTGTCGTTGAACTAGGTCAATACTTTTTAATGCCGCTTCGTTAACACTAAATGACACATGATATAAAAACTTTGTTTTTGGTAGCAATCTAAATTGATCGTCTACAAACAGTCGTGCGGCATGCTGATAATCTTTTAGATTAAAATCAGGAGTACTATTTAAAGATTGAGTAGGAGTAAAGGCCATAATAATATTTATTTAAAAAATAAACTACGTAGTTAACTAGATGCCAAGAAAAAACCCACTAGAGTGGGTTTTATTTTACTTAACCGCCTAACTGACCACCACCACCGGTAAGGTTAGTACTGCGAGTTTGTTTAAAGTTAGGTGTTCCTAATCCAGCAGTAGCACCCACTTGAACACAGTTATCTGGCTGGATTGTAATGTCAATCTCTGCCTGTGTTTGTACTGAGTAATCTAATGCGTTATAGTTAGCAACTTGAATGTAGCAACCATAACATTCCCAAGTTTCTAATGCGGTTGGAACTGAAGCGCCGTTGCCGCCGTCTAACATTTCAATACGCATTGTAAACTTATAGTCACCGCCTGAGGCTGCGCTACTTTGTTCAAAGAAGTCGAATTGCTTTTGTAGTTGCTCGCCAACTAACTTGCTAACAGCACCAGTTACGTCATCACGTAATTTGATTGCCATTGCGCTCCATACTGGTTTACCAGCGTAGTTAATCTTTGAATTGTATACTTCAATGGTCTGGTTAGCAAATGTAACAGTCGGTCTAACTGCTGTTGCAACCTGCTTTGTAAGTTCTGTAGTACCAGCAGACACGCCAAAGTTTTCAAACTGAATTCTAAAACGATACTTCAGTTTTGGCATCAGCATACCTTGTGAGGCAGCTGATTGTCCTGATGCTAGTGGAACTGTAAATCTTGATAATGATGCGATTGACATATTTTTATGCTCCGTTTATATTAACCTAGACCCTTGATCTCGCCAGTGTTCTTCAAGCGTAATGGAATGTAAATAAATTCCACTGCTTTTACTGGTTCGATAGCAACGTCTAGATATAGTTCACTACGATCGATTCTAGCCGGAGTGTTATTACTTGTATCACACACTACTAGATAGTCGTATAGCGCACGTTGTCCTACTAATTCTAACAATAGGCTTTCTGCTGCACCCTTAATTTCATTACGTGTAATTGTATCGTTTGGTTCAAATACATATGGTTTTGCTAACTGCGCAAACTGTCTACGTAGATAAATTACCAAACGTGCTACGTTAATACGATCTAACGAGCTAGCTGCTCTTGCTCGAGTATATTGACCGTAGTTAACAAGTCCTGTACCTGTAATAAATGTTAACGGATTAACTTTAATACTTGCTAGAGTGTCGCGTTGTCCGTTGTTTAATGCTACTGACTGGAACTCGCCTTCGCTAGTAATATAACCAACTGCTGTTGCGTTAGTGATACCGCCACGACGTGTTCCTGCTGGAGCAAACCAAGGATACGAAACGTTATCGCTTAAAGCAATTGTACGTAACATCATATGACTTGGTGGAACAACTACGTTGTTACCAATATTGTCGCTGGTAAAACCCCATGGATAGAAGAATCCAAGATATTCATCGCTTGAAACAAGCCCTTGATCATTGTCTTCTAATGCGCCGTTAACGTTATTACCCCAGTTGCTCAATGAAGTTGCGTCCGGTGTTAAGCGAGCAGGAGTATCAGCAACAACAAATGCTGTTAAACCACGATCATAGTTTAAACTAACCATTTCACCTACTAGCTCAGAATACCCTGGGCAAGCAATCAAGTTAAACACACGTGATTCTTCATCACGGATTTGTTGGTTAGCATTAACAAGTGCTTGTAATGCTTGGATAACAACTTTACGTTGCGCCTTGCGACCAAATGTACCAGAACCGTCTTCCTGGTTACCAGCTTCACTTACCCAACGATGCGGATAGTATGTGCTCATGGATGGGTTACCAACCATGCGATTGTTGTCAGCTTCGACGTTAATATAATCACGTACAAACCGTTTAACGTTAAATCCTGAACGACGTAAATTCCATAGTAACATACCTTTTGGATATAACGCAGGATCCGGAGCATCAAAGTCTAAGAAATTGCTTGTTAATAACTCAATAATAGTACTGTCTGTTTGAGTAGCTCCAAGATTGCTGCCGCCGTTGATCCCCCAACGTGCGTCTCGGAATAAAATTCCTTCTTCTGTGCTTTGATCTGAATTATCAACTAACACCCATTTTTTAGTAGTAAAATTAAACTTATAAATTCTTGGGAAGTTTTCTAAATCGCTTGTATCAATCCATATATCGCCATTAGCTAAGGCACTACCGTCGCTTTGTACAGCAGGTCGAGTTGCGCTGACAATTGGGCCAGCTGGATCAGTAGTAGTTCCGCCCGGTGCTTGATTTATAGTGATTGCTGTAGCGTCTTTATAGCCAACCCAGGTTGTTCCATTATGAATCATAAGATCAACTTCGTCGATCATTGAGTTGTACCATAATTTGCCATCGGCTGGAATAGTCGAAGGAGCATCAGGGCTAGCACTAGCAAATCCAACACGCTCGCCGTTTGCTGAACTGACTACAGTTGATGACCATAGACTTGCTAGATACTTGGTCGCAGATGAAGGATCGCTTGGATCTCTCCATAAATTAAGAGTTGCTACATCAGCGTTGTCTGGATCAGCAATGTACGGTGTAAATAATGCTGACAGTAATCCACCTGCTGCACTACTGTCAACGATTCTAAAATCGCCACCCTGTCTGTGACTAATTGTAACTTTTCCAGTTGCAGCATCATATTCAGCATTAATGTTAATTAATCCTGAACTACCAATTTCTGCTACTAGCGTTTCAGCATCAAGAGTGCCGCCAGCGGCGCCAGCAGTAGTAAACGCAATAGTGACTGGAGCACTTAGCTGTGAATTGCCTGTTAGACTTTCTTCTATGGTAAATGATACAGCTTTAGCCGCAGTCCACACGCTCGGAGACATATCAACAGACTGAATAGATGTTGCTCCAACTCCGGCACGATAAAATAATTTAAAGTTAGCTAGTTGTGGACCGTTATGATTTATTCCGCCTTCGTCTGTATTATATTGAACATAGATTGATTTTAATGCTAAATTAATTCCACCGCCTGTTGGATCTAAACTAGCTAATGCAGCTTGATTAGTTGAATATAACGGAGCGGCTTTTTCAACCCAAGCGCCCGATGCAGCATTGTAATTTTTAACTCTCCAACGTGCGCCGTTATTTGGTTCTGTTGTTTTAATCCAAAGTGATCCAGTTGGGCGAGGACTTGCGTCAAATGTTTTATATTGCGGAACACTTGTGTGAGGAGAAATAGTTAGTGCTGTTGGAGCATAAGTGCCTGCTGTTAATCCTAATGCGGTTAATCCAGCAGTACCGTTTTGCGCCTCAATAAGAATAGCAGTACTGTCACTATATAATGCTAGACAGCCATTTACTATTTCGGCACTAATTCCAAGAGTAGTTAATGGAGCACTTGCGTTAATTGCGGAAACTAATGCGCTAAGGTTAGCAGGGTCGTCAAACACGTTAGTGTTAATTTTAATAGATTTACCACTACCTAGAGATGGTAAAGCCTGTGTGCCAGTTACAGCAGGCCAACTTGCTACCCACTCCGGAGTACCTACTTCAACCCAACTTCCTGAAGAATTTTTAAAGTATAAAGTGTTTACTGTTGTAGTTGCGTCAATTGCGTAGTCGCCAACATATCCAATACTAGCACGAGGAGCACTGCCTGCGCCATTTGATAATTTGCTTACTAATGTAATAATTGTTGGATATTTAATTGTAAATGTTTGACCGCCGGTTGTTCTTGCGCCTGCGCTGTTCCATTCAAAAATACCATATTGTGTTGCTGCAGTGTCAAACCAGTATGTGTTGTCTTCCGGGTCGCCTAGCGGAGCATCGGCTAACGCATCTAATTGATTTAGGTCAATATCAGCACGTACAACATACGCACGGTTGCTTACACCTAAATAACTGTATGCCGCTTGTAGTCCGTATTCGTTCTGTTCACCAGCATGAATAGGATTGTTATTAGCATCAGTTTTAAACACAGGTGTGCCAAATGTGTCTGCTAAATCTTTCTGACTTGTTAATAGATAAACTTGGCCAGCGTTAGCGGCAAGTGTACCTCCAGCAATTCCAGTTGCTGATCCGTTTTGCTTGCTTTCAGCAGAGGCAACGATAATTAAGGGTGTTGTACCCGGTGCGGCAGGTGTATAGAACGATTCGTCTATTACGGTAACTGCTACGCCTGGTGAACTTAGTTGAGCCATTTTGTGATCTCCAATGAATACTATTTCTAATTGTATTTAGTGGATTTTGGCTTTTTGTATATGATATACAGCCTAGAAAAGGTTATAAAAAGGCTTAAATAAAATATGAGACCATTATGTGACTGCGGATTACAGCCCGTTGCTGTAAATTACTATAAACTAGGGAAACCTTACTACAGGAGTCAGTGCGGAGCGTGTAGTAGGGGAGTAAAATTACCACGTTGGTTTACTAGCGGATACCGTCCTAAGACATCTTGCGATAAATGTGGATTCAAAAGCCCGCATAAAGAAGTTTTTGCAGTGTTCCACGTAGATGGAAATTTAAATAATTGTAAGCCCGCAAATTTAAAAACAGTGTGTGCTAATTGTCAGCGGGTTCTACATAAAGAAGGAATTAAGTGGAAGCAAGGTGATTTGATACCAGATCTTTAACCTGTTCAAATAGGTCATCAATGGTAGTATCATTAGGGATAGTAGCATCAAACTTAGTTCCACACCATGCAGTTTCGCTAGCGTGAATTTTTAATTTCGACATGCGACTACTTGCTATTGACCAATTCATACAGCGATCACCGGCGTTCATGTCGCAAGCATCATTGTACCATTCAGGATCATCACCACGCTTTACACGTATTACAATACCGCCCGCATCTTTGATTGATTTAATTTCGTTAGGAAAACGGCAGTCGCTAATAACAATGTCGTCAGTTGAGTTGCGTAGTTTGTTTTCTAAGCTGGCAATCCAGATATCGTCGTGAAATGCTTTGCGGCAAACTTCAGTACCCCAGTATTGTAGTACCCATCTAGGAGTTAAGTTAGGCATGTTAAGTCGTTCTGACCACCACGGATCTACTTGCTCACGCCACTCACGGGCTTGTTTAGTGCGCCCTTCAAGCATAGTGCGATCCCAGCCAAAAACATGGGCTACTGCGTCTTTTAGACTGTTGGCAAAACTTTCTCTTCTAAAACCGTGAAAGTTAGTTAAGTAATCGGCAATGGTATCTTTGCCCGAACCAATAAAACCGCACACACCTATGATCATAAGAAACCTTGTAAAGTACTGCTAGTATATAACAGATCTATTACAAGGTCAAATTATTTGTTAGCCAATAATAAATGTCATTGGACTACCGCCTGATACAAATTCGGATAATTCTTTGTCTAATTTAGTTAGCTCTTCTTTGCTAGCTGACAATAATGCCGCACCGTTGAGCGTAATTCCGCCTGATCCCGGGCCAGCAATTGATCCAAATTTGCTACGTGCTTCACCTAATATACCTTTACAAACTGCCAATGTATAATCATATAACCATTGTTTGGCATATATGTCTTGTAGCAATATATAATCGGGTCGATAGTTGTGTGTACGCAATAGAATTTGTTCACCTTGCGCAAACGGACGTTGAAGAATTGTTAATATATGGCTAGTTGGTTTCCATTTAAATTCAATATAACTACCAAACATCTTACCTACTAACTTCTGATAGCCAGCAAATAGTTCGTATGTTGCTAATCCACCCATCATGCTACCGCTTAACAAGTAGCTGTTTGTGTATGCTAAATTAAACGGTTCAAACAATGTGCCGCCTGCTCCTAACCCGCTTCGAGAGCCAATGGCCCTACGAAATACGCTTTGTACTTCGATGATTTCATTAGGTAATCGATACTCGTTTTGATCCTGAATTAGTTCAAGGAAACTATAGCTTTCTTCTACAGCATTGCTACTACGCTGTCTAAAGCGAGTAATAGCAGTATTTAACGCAGTTTCGTAATGCTTTGGATCTAACTCTACTTCAACCATGCCGTCGCCTAGCATGTTGCGCACGTAGTCAAACACATTATTTCGTTCAATTAAAGATGTAGAATCAGACATATTAGTTCTCCACTCATATTTATCGTCAACAGGCAATACGATAAATATCATTATGCCACGATTATCACTCTACAAGCCCGAACGAGGGCAGGACTATAAGTTTATAGATCGCCAGATTTCTGAGATGTTTCAGGTAGGAGCAACTGATGTTTACCTACACAAATACATTGGATCAAATACTAGCGAAGCTAATGCTACGGCCGATCAGCCGCATTATGCTACAACGGCTGTAACTAACATACAAGATTTACTATTTTTAGAAAACAGAGATCGTAAGTATGATTCAGAAATTTACAGAATTCGTGGTCTATACAATGTACAAAATATTGACTTCAATTTAAGCCAATTTGGTTTATTCATAGATAACGACACGTTGTTTATGACCGTACATATTAACGATTTTATCAAATACATTGGACGCAAACCTATTAGCGGCGATGTTATGGAATTACCACATTTACGTGACCAGTTTGCCTTAAATGATTTTGAAGTAGGATTGCCGCGTTACTATGTTATTGAAGATGTAGGTCGTGCTAGTGAAGGATTTAGCAGTACTTGGTATCCACATTTGTATCGGTTGAAACTTAGAAAAGTTACAGACAATCAACAGTTTGCTGATATCTTTAACAAGCCTATGCTTGATGTTAACGGAGATCCGTTATTAGATAGTAGTGGTAATCTAACTGGTCAAACGTTGCGCGATTTATTAAGCACCCATAATAAAGAATTAGCAGTTAATGATATTGTAATTGCTCAAGCAGAAGCAGATACTCCTAAGAGCGGGTATGAAACGAGACAGTTTTACACACTGGCCGTCGATGCTCAAGGTAAGCCTATTTTAAATACTGCCGATGCAACTGCGATGGATGCTAGCAATGCCACTGTTACCGCACAAGAAAGCAATGCTAGACCAATTAGAACTGGCTACACTGGGTATTTGGTAGGCGACGGGTTTCCAGTTAACGGGTATGACTTTGGGCATGGAATTCAATTTCCGGAAAGCGCAATGCAGGATGATTTCTTTTTACGCACAGATTTCTTGCCTAACAGATTATTTAGATACCAAGATAACCGTTGGATTAAAGTTGAAGATGCGGTACGTATGACCCTGACTAACGATAATACTCGCCAGACATTAAAAACTAGCTTTATTAATAACACTGATGTAATATACAATCAACAAGTAGCTGTTGATGTTGTTCCATTAGAAGCCGGAGACTATATAATTAATACTACTATAAATTATATAGAAGCACCGTACATAATGCTTAAACAGTCTATTACAGAAATTGGATTTACGGTTTCTGATTATCCTGATCAAGTATTAATTTCAAGTTATCTAGTAGATACTATTGCTAAAGTTAGAATTACACTACCATTAACTAATTTATTAGATCCAGACACTCAACAGACTATACCATACACAGAAATATGGCAAGTTGGTCTGTATGATAATAAAGAAGAAGTAAGACAGAGTCTATCAAAAGCTCTTCGACCTAAGGCGGATTTATAATGCTCCACTTCTATGACGGACAAATTCGTAGATATTTAACACAGACTATTCGTGTGCTAAGTAATTTTTCTGTAAAATATGGTGATGGCACGTTGGTTCGTATTCCTGTAATGTACGGTGATGCTGACAAACAAGTAGCTAATATTATGCGTCAGAATTCAGAAAACGTAGTTAATTCTACTCCTCGTATTAGTATATACATTTCAGCGTTAGATATTGACAGAGCAAGATTAAGTGACAGCACGTATGTTGGTAAATTGAATTTTAGAGAACGTGACATTGATCAAAGCACATACACTGTAGGTCAAGGTAAAAATTATACTGTTGAACGTATGATGCCAACTCCGTTTAAATTAACAATGAAATGTGACATATGGTCAGCAAACGCAGATCAAAAATTACAGATACTTGAACAAATTCTTGTGTTGTTTAATCCAAGTTTAGAACTACAAACAACTGATAATTATATTGATTGGACTAGTTTAACTGTTTTAGAACTTGCTAGTATGTCATGGAGTAGTCGATCGGTACCAATTGGCACACAAGATGCTCCTATAGATATCGCTACTCTTACCCTTGAAACACCTATATGGATTAGTCCTCCAGCTAAAGTTAAACACCTTGGTGTTATTACTAGTATTGTTACTAGCATTTACCAAGATAGTACTACCGATTATGGCGGGTATATTGACGGGCTTGGCGCCGACTTAGGAGGCGATACTACTACAGTAAGTAACGAATTATCTAAAGATACTGTAACAATTAGTAACTATCATATACAAGTTTATAATAGTCAAGCACTACTACTGGGTAAAAACGAAAATACTGTTCCTCAAGAACCTACATTAGATATACCAATAAGGCAAGGCGCTATTTTAATATGGGACGAGTTGTTTAGTCAGCATCCCGGAATGTATAAAGCAGGGTCGAGTAGAATATTTTTAAGCCAGCCTGACGGGTCAACAGTTATTGGTACTATTGCTATTAGTGCAATTGATCCTGCTATACTACAAATAAACTGGGATCCGGATACATATCCCAAAGATGATTTGTTAACAGAAAATATTTTTAGTAGTTATCAAAGTGTTAGAACCGGTAGTCCGGGCACGTTTGACGCTATTATTGATCCAACTACTAAAGGTCCAAGAGGGTCAGGCTTAGTTGATCCAACCACTGGCGTATTAGAACTAGGTGCTGGTACAAGATACTTGTTAGTTGAAGATATTGGAGCAACTAACAATGATGATGGTCCAGATGCTTGGAAGAATAATGACGGTACAGATTTTATAGCACATGCTAATGATATTATAGAATGGGACGGGGCTGCTTGGAATATTATTTTTGATGCTCAAGAATCAGGCCAGCATCTTCTTCAAACAAATATATACACTGGCATACAGTACGTGTGGAACAATGTACAGTGGGCAAAATCATTTGAAGGCGATTACCGAGTCGGGCAATGGAGAATAGAACTGTAAAAGATCGTATTGTATGCAGCGGAGCATTGTTCTACGCTAAATCAACACGACGAGTTCTATTGTTACAAAAAGCGCAAGGTAAACATGCCGGAACATGGGGATTAGTAGGCGGCACTAATCTAATTGATGAAAATCCGTGGCAGGGGCTTCAGCGTGAAGTTAAAGAAGAAATAGGAACTCCCCCTAAGATTCTAAAAACAATTCCTTTAGAAACATTCGTGTCAAACGACAAAGTGTTCAATTTTCACACGTACTTGTGCGTAATAGAAAATGAATTTATTCCTATATTAAGTGACGAACATATTGCGTGGGGATGGTCGACTATTGACTACTCACCAAAACCTTTACATCAAGGATTGCGCAATAGTTTCAACAGTAAGACAATCCGTAATAAATTACAGACTGTCTTTGATCTCGTTGATATAATAACTCATTAAGCCTGCGCTTCACCCCAACGAATAACTACGTTTGTTGGTATTGCTGCCCCTGAAGTTTTATACACGTTAATAGCTAACACGTCTGGACCGTTTGGATACGTTCCCCTACCGCCTAGTGTTGTATTAGTTAATTCTTTCAATTCGCCTAACTCTAGAGTTTGCGCAGTTCCCGGTGCCGCAATAAACGAGAACACTGTTTCGCCTGGTTGCGCATATGGTGGTAAACCAAATTGGAATGTGATTGTACTTGCCGCACCAATTGCTAATATTGAACTTTGTGTAAAGTTAACACGATAATATGATGTGCCAGCAAATGAACTTAATGCGCTAATGTTTGATATCTTAGTGCCCGATGGAAACTTTGTAGGGTCAACAATTTCAGTACCAGTAGTTGCGCCATACGTGCTTGTCAGTGTTTCCCAGCTTGCTTGTGTAAAATATAAGAAAGATGTATTTGTACTAATAACCGCAGGAGTAAATGCCACAGTTGCGTTTGCTGATATTGTACTTACAGAAGTTCTACTTAATAAAATTGTGTAATATTCAATAGTAGTAAATGTTACATTCACTGACGGAGCAATTGCTGCCAACAAGCTAGTGTTAAATGTAACAGTATAGTAGTTGACGCCAGCAAACGTCCTTAACGCACTAATAGCTTGTATCTGTGTCCCAACAGCAAATTTACCAGCATCGTTTACTGTATTAGTAACAACCGCAGAACCAATTGGTAACGCAACCCACGATGCTTGCGTAAAGTTTAGTGTAGTTGCTCCAATAGACGCCTGTCCTGTTACAAAGAACGGAACAGCTCTGCCTGCGTTGTGTGCGCTCACTGAGTTAGCAGTCATTACAATTTGATAATACGCTATTCCACTAAAAATAGCAGGACCATTTACTTGTTGTACTGTTGTACCAGCAGGAAAGTTTGCTGTTCCAAATACCGCAGTACCTACACCGGCATTCAATGCTTGCCACGACGCTTGTGTAACGTTAATGTAGTTAACTCCGGCACCTACGTTAAATGCAGCATTATTTGGAACCGTTGCGTTTCCGGTAATTAAGCCTAGCGTAGTAGCAACTGGGGTTGGATTGATAGTAGCAGACACTACCGTAGTACC